GGCATGATCGGCGGCGTGCTGGGGATGCACTCCATCATCGAACTTCATCGGTGGGAGCCCCGGACAGGGCAACAACCCCAGCACGCCCGCCGGTTCGCTCCGGGGTACGGGGCCGACCGCGCCAACCGGAGGACGGGGTGAGCGAGGGATACACCGCGTTTTTGGCCCGCAAGTCGCAACTTGACGGAGGAAGCGGCTTCACGCCGCTCTGGCTGCCGGGATTCCTGTTTGACTTTCAGGCGGCGTTGGTGGATTGGGCCTTGTGCCAAGGCCGGGCGGCGATCTTCGCGGACTGCGGGCTGGGCAAGACACCCATGCAATTAGTCTGGGCGCAGAACGTCGTGCGGAAAACGAATCGCAAGGTGCTGGTGCTCACTCCACTGGCGGTATCCTCACAGACCTTGGAAGAGGCCGTGAAGTTTTCCATTGAGGCGGCCCGCTCACTGCAAGGGGTTTGCCGCGCACCGATCACCGTCACGAATTATGAACGCCTCCACCACTTCATGCCGGGCGACTTCGCAGGTGTCGTGTGCGATGAATCAAGTATCCTAAAAAGCTTCGACGGGAAACGCCGGGCGGAGATCACCGCCTTCATGCGGAAGGTCCCTTATCGCTTGCTCTGTACCGCGACGGCCGCGCCGAATGATTACATCGAGTTAGGCACGTCCTCGGAAGCCTTGGGGTATCTCGGGCAAGTAGACATGCTCAGTCGCTTCTTCAAAAACGATCAGGGGAACGCCGTTCGGACGAACCGCAATTGGGAAGGCAGTAAGTGGCGGTTCAAGGGCCATGCCGAGGAACACTTCTGGCGCTGGGTATCATCCTGGGCGCGTGCCTTGCGCCGGCCATCCGATCTCGGCTTCTCGGATACCCGGTTCATCCTTCCTGACCTAGTGGAGCGGGAGCACATCATCCAAGCGCGGCATCTCCGGGACGGAATGCTCTTCGACCTCCCGGCGCAGGGGTTGTGGGAGGAACGCGAGGAATCTCGCCGGACGATCACCGAGCGGTGTGAGGCCGCTGCGTCCCTAGTCAACGGCACGGCGGAACCGGCCGTCGTATGGTGTCATCTGAATGACGAATCGACTCTCTTGGCGCGACTGATTCCCGACGCCATCGAAGTCGTCGGCAGTGATAGCCCGGAGGTGAAAGAAGAAGCCTTCCTGGCCTTCGCGCACGGTACCGCTCGCGTCCTGGTCCTCAAGCCCAAGATCGGCGCCTTCGGGCTCAACTGGCAGCATTGTGCCCACATGACAGTGTTTCCATCGCACAGCTACGAACAGTATTACCAAGCGGTGCGGCGCTGCTGGCGATTTGGGCAAGACCGATCCGTGCGGGTGGATATCATCGCCACCGAAGGAGGCCGCGGAGTGCAGGCGAACCTCGCCCGCAAGGCGGCACAGGCTGATGGGATGTTCACCGCGTTGGTGCGGCACATGAATGACGCCTTGTCACTGGCGCGGCAAAGCACCTTCACCACCGAGCCGGAGATGCCCGGATGGCTATAGCAAACCAATCCATCACCGACCAGTACGCCCTCTATCAAGGCGACTGCATGGAAGTGCTGCCCGGTCTCCCAGAGGGTTCGGTGCATCTCTCCATCTACTCGCCGCCCTTCGCGGGACTCTATCACTACTCGTCCTCAGATCGGGACCTCTCGAATTGTGCGGGTTATGAGGAATTTTTCGAGCACTATGAATTCGTCGTGCGCGAGTTAGCGCGGGTCACGATGCCTGGGCGCATGACGGCGGTCCATTGCATGGACGTACCGACCGGCAACACTGGACTCGATGAGCTGATGGATTTCCCCGGGGATATTATCCGGTTGCACAAGCGCCTGAGGTTCAGCTACGTCGCCCGCTACCATGTCTGGAAAGAACCATTGACGGTGCGGAACCGCACGATGACGAAGGCGTTGGCCCATAAGTCGCTGGTCGATGATTCTAGCCGCTGCACGGTCGCCAGCGCCGATTACCTGCTAGTATTCCGCCGCGCTGGGTCGAACCCGGTTCCCATTGTCCATCCACGGGGGCTCACGGAGTACGCGGGCGAGCGCCTACCGCCCGCTGAGATCCTCCGGTATCGCGGATGGACGGGCAACCAAATCGAGAACCGATATTCCCACTGGATTTGGCGCCAGTACGCCTCCGCGTTTTGGGATGACGTGCGTCTGGATCGGGTGCTCCCCTTCCGGGCCGCACGCGACGAGCAGGATGAGAAGCATGTGCATCCCTTGCAACTCGATGTGATTGATCGGGCACTCGTCCTGTGGTCAAATCCGGGTGAGACGATCCTGACACCGTTCATGGGCGTCGGCTCCGAGGTCTATTCGGCGGTGCGTGCTGGCCGGCGCGGGATAGGTGTTGAACTCAAGCCCAGCTATTACCGGCAAGCCGTGAAGAATCTGGCGTCCATCGGGACAGAGGTTGAACAGCAGGAATTCATTACCGAAGAAGCGGAACCGTGAGCGAATCCGCGCAACGCGAACTCGTGTTCGCCCTCCATGAGGCCCAGCATCAGCGCCGACTCCTTCTCATCCGGGACGCGATGGCCGCACTCTACCGGAGCCGACTGGTCGAGCTGGGCTTCGAGCGCGCCGCCGTTTCGGGAAACGATGTCAGACGGTGGCTCCTGCGAAACCCGGAGTACGACATCGGGGGCTCGGCGAACTGGCGGGCGGCGGTGTTCGCGTCCAGGGAGTGGGCGTGGACCGGCCAGATGGTGGAGAGCACAGCCCCTGGTGGGCACCGGACGAAACTACAGGCGTACCGGCTGCGGGAGGCCATGGGAAGATGGCTTGACACACCTTGACGTACATGTAGATTGGGGTTCGTGAGAACGTGGCGGGTGCGCGTGCCGTTTCCGATGCCGGATGGTGAGGCGGAGTTGACCTGTGATTGCGGCCAGGAAGCGAGGGTACCGACGAAAGGCCATGCACTGGTGGTGGCCTCTATCGGCATGGGTTTGGTGTTTGACCCGCCAAGCTTTCCACCGCCCGCCGACTTCCTCCCAGCGACGATCCAGTGTAGGCGCTGTGGTCGCATCTATGAATTCGGGCCCGATGTACGGTAAACACTTCGCGCAGACCTACACGGGCTCGATGTTCGGGGCCGGGCCGGTCGTGTTCGCCGTCTGGGGCTATGTAATCGCCAATGCCCGCCGGGACGGGACGGTTGAAGTGAACGCCCAGCTCGTGGCGGCGGCCCTGGGGGCCTCGGTGGAGGACGTTGGGAAGGCGCTCTCCTACCTCACATCACCGGACCCAACGAGTCGCAGCAAAGAACACGACGGGAAGAGGTTGTTGCCGCTGGGTGAGTTCCTGTACATCGTCCCCAACTACAAGCGGTTCAACGCGATGCGTAATGACGATGAGCGCCGAGCGTACAACCGGATCAAGCAACAGGAGTCACGCGCCAGGCGTCGCGTCAAGGTAGATGTCAGCCGCCGTCAGCCGCCGTCAGCCCCTATACCGGTACCGGTAGATATACCGGTAGAGATAAAGACTCCCCGCAAGCGGGGGGCGAGTACTGTTCCCGCCACGTCGTGGAGTGCGAAGGCCATTGACACCTGGAAAGCCTGTGCTGGTAGCCCTCCGGTAGGTCCCCTCGTCTCGGCCTTGAAGCCCGTCTACGACGAGCTTAAAGACACCGATCGACTCTGCTACGGGTTGGCCAAATGGCTCCGGGCCGGCAATGCCAAGTTTGGCCCGGCGGTGTTCGCACGGGACTGGCGGCAGTGGGTCCCCAGCGGCCAAGACGGGCTGCCCAAAGGGAACGATCTCGTCATGGCCGAGTGGCTGGCGAAGGGGGCCGATGCTCACGGACCGTGAAGGGTTCGCCGTGGCGCTCCATCGGCTCGCCGCCTTCCACAGCAAGGCGTTGGATGCGGCCACCGTGGACGACTACTGGCGGCTACTGCAACCTGAGCTAGACGACCAGCAATTCCGCCAGGCGTGTGCAGCGCTGGCAGCCGGCGATTGGTGGCCCACTCCGGCGCGAGTTCTCCGAGCGGCTCGGTTCGCTGCTCCGTTCGCGTGGCGTTCGGCCATCGGCCGGCTGTACAGCGCCGTTCGGGCGTGCGATGAGTTCGGCCCCACCGGTGGGACCACGTATCGCGCCGAGAGAGTACGCCAACAATGCGGGGATCTCGGCGCCCGCTTGTTCTCGGCCGTCGGCGGGCCCGCGGCGTTCATGCGGGCCTTCTGTGAGCCTGAGGCGGAGACCTTCCTGCGGAAAGCGTTCATGGAGGCGGCGCGGGAGCTCACGGCCGAAGAGCCCGAGGCCATCACCGCGCTGGTCGATGGGACTATGCCTGCAGCACTGCCCCGATCTCACGACGCGGTGCCGCTCCCGATAGTACGGGCGCTTTCTGATTCGCTGAGGCTGGACCGATGACCGACGCGCACCGGCGGGCGGCACCGTGATTCAGCGTCGTAAGCCTCTGCCCCGTTCGCGGAAGCGGCTCGCCCGCCGGACGCGGCCCCAGAGCAAGGGCAAGTCTCGATTCAAGGTGAGTGGCAAAGCAGACCGCGAATACCGCACATGGATACGGCGGCAGGTGTGCGCTATTCCCGCGACCGATACCTGGATGCCGAACTTCAGTCTCGGTGCCGTGATGCACGTCTGTCATGTGCGAAGCCGTGGCGCGGGCGGTACGGATCGCGCCAACCTCGTGCCGATGTGCGCAACGCACCACGCCGAGCAACACATCATGGGGATACGCACGTTCGAGAAGCGGCATAGCGTGAACCTCAAACAGATGGCCGCTGAGTATCAAGTTCGGTATCAAGCGTGGCGGGCCGCCCAGGCGGGGGCTCGGTGACCCGGATGGTCTTGCCGGTGCCGCCGAGTGCGGGGCTCTACTGGCGGCTGGCCCGCGGGCGGATCGTGAAGACGGCCGCGGCGCGGGCCTATCAGCAGGGGGTGAAACTACGAGCCTTGGCCCAGGGCTGCCGCCCCATATCCGGGCCTGTGGTGGTGACGATCCAGTGGTTCCGGGCCGCCCGCCGCGGCGACCTAGACAATCATCTCAAAGTGGTGCTCGATGCCTTGCAGGGTGTGGCCTATCGGAACGACAACCAGATCGTGGAGCTGCACGCCTACCGGCTGGAGGATCACCAGAACCCGCGCTTGCAGATTGTGATTGAGGACGTGGCGCCATGAAGTACTGCGCGACCGAACGCGCCTGGGTGATGCGGCTGCTGGCGCGACTGACGCCGGCGCAGCGCGCCCGCTATGAAGTGGAGATGCGAAGCGCGCCCGCGCACCCCCACTCGGGGAAGAAGTACGATCGGCTCAAGGCCGAAGTCGCGGAGCGGATACTTCTAGAAGATTCACGGAAAGGGGCTACACGTGGGCAGCTTGAATCGTGAGCGACCCTTGGTACCTCAGTCCAGGCCTGACGCGGCATCGTCCCCGCCGGACCTCGTAGAGCGGCTCCGCGAGATTGCCGTTAATCCGAGGACGGCGAACCGCAGACTCGACTACTGGTTCTCCCCCGAGCAGGTCGCGGCGGGGCTGGAGGCGGCGATACAGGCAGCGATGTGGTGCGCTATCACACACGGACACGGGCCGGACCGGGAGCGTGCTATCACGGCCTTCCTGGCCGCAGCGGGGGCGAACCCGAAGGAGGGATGATGAGGCGGTTTTTTCGCTGGTGGTTCCGGGACGAGTTAGAAGACGAGTTTTACCGGGGCGTTCGAGATGGCGTGCAGAGCGTGATGGAGGCGTTGGAGAAGTGGGACACACAGGTCCAGCATCCCTGGCGGCTGAGCGATTGCCTGCGCCTCAAACTGAACCTCATCAACAAGCGACGGGTCCGGAAGAATCCGAGGCCCACCCCATGAGCGCCGCTGACCCCGTGGGGCACCACTACAGCAGCCCATCCGGCGCGCGGTCGCGTCTCGCTCACTACCTCGCCCACAGCATCATCAAAGGTGTCGAACCCCATGGAGACGGACGCCCTCAACGCTGGCAACTAGGGGCGCCCCCACCGGAGGGCCAAGGATGAGAGATTGGTCGTTGACCATCCCCACCACCGCCTTTCGGCTGTTTTTGCCAGGGACTAGGCTCCGCTGCTGGTGCGGCTCCGGTATTGAACATTTGGGGCCACACACCTATGCTAGAGTCATGGTCCAGCCGGACTTCACCTCGGCGATCCCCGCAGATGTGCATCGCACGATTCGGTGCCGATCGTGCGGCACGATCCTTCAAACGACGTACACTACCGGATGAGTCTAAAACCGCAGCAGGAACGCTTCTGTCAGGAATACCTGATAGACCTCAACGCGACTGCGGCCTACAAGCGGGCTGGATATGAGCCGAAAAATGATAATGTCGCCGCCGCCGCCGCCTCCCGGTTGTTAGGGACCGTTAAGATTCAGGCCCGCGTTGCAGAGTTGCAGCATGCCCGTTCGCAACGGGTCCACATCACCCAGGATCAGGTCCTTCAGGAACTTGCCGTGCTGGCCTTTTCCGATGTCGGAGACTATGAGATCAACGATCTAGGTAACGTTGAATGCAGCGAGGGAGCGAAGGTCTGGGTCACTCGTGCCCTATCCTCCGTCAAGCGCACCGTGCGCCGGGATGAGGATAGGGTTGAGTACGTGACAACCGAATTTCGGTTGTGGGACAAACCCGCGGCCCTCCGCATGTTAGGTCAGCATCTCGGTATGTTCAAGGAAATTCACGAACTGACAGGCAAGGATGGCGAAGCGATCCCCATCGAAATCCGAGACGCCCAACAGACGCTCCGTCGCCGAATCGGTCGCCTTGCTGACCGGCTCACAGCGGGAAGCGAGCTTACGGCAGCTCGCCCCTACGGCAACGGACGCCGCGCATCTCCTCGCTGAGTGGCGATTCTGGGCCCGACCCAACCAACTGGCGCCAGAGGAACCGTGGACGATCTGGCTTCAGTTGGCGGGCCGAGGATTCGGCAAGACCCGTTCGGGAGCCGAATGGATCTATCATCGCTGGCGACGGGGCCTGATGCGGCGGGCGGGCTTGATCGCTTCAACGCCTGCGGACGCTCGCGACGTGATGATCGAAGGCGAGAGCGGGATTCTACATGTGGGCCATATCGGTGAGCGACCACTGTATGAGCCCTCCAAACGGCGGCTGACGTGGCCCCGCGATGAGGGGGCGGAACCGGCCATGGCCACCATCTTCTCTGGCTATGAGCCTGACCAGCTCCGCGGGCCCCAACATGACACGGCATGGGGCGATGAGCTGGCGGTCTGGAAGTATGCGCGGGAGGCGTTCGACAACCTGATGCTGGGTCTCCGATTGGGGGAGAATCCCCAGGCGGTGTTCACCACGACACCCAAACCGATCGCCTTGTTACGTGAGTTGGTGCGCCGGCCTGACGTGAAAATGA